TCGAGCGCCAGCATGAACCGCCGGTCCCCGCGCTGTACGAGCGTCCCATCGATCACCTCGAGGCGGTAGCCCTGCTCGAGCACATACGCGGTGTAGTCGGTGACAGTCTCTGCGGTGGTATCCCCGGTCACCGGATCCGGCTCGCCGCCGGTCGTGCGGCGCACAGCCACTTGGTAGCCGGCGGCCTTGAGTTTCTCTCGCGCCTTCTCAGCCTTCGCCACGTAGTTCATCGCGTGATCCTTATTCCGCCACCAGAGCTTACAATGCCCTTCAGGAGATCACTGACGGCCGTCAGCGCCTTCCGGGCCGGTGCCCCCGGGGAATATTCCGTATCGAGCGGTCCGATGCGTTCACGGCGCACCCGGCCGCCCCTGTCGAGTTCAGGCGTCAGGTCAGTGCCTTTCACCTGGGCCAGGGCCGCCTCGGCAGTGGCGTAGGTGAGACGAGGCGGGATCGTGCCGTCGAGCGAATAGCCGTCTTCGTCGTAGACGGAGATCCGCGGCCAGCTCAGTGCTTGACTCACGGAGGACTTTACCCCTTTCCACTTCTTCCGGTACCGACCGTCGAGATACTGCGTAGCGAGGATGAGCGCCTGCTCTTTCTCCTCGGCTGTTGCCGCGGCCCATTCAGTCTGCCCCCGGCTGCTGTGATAGGCGTCCGCATCCGTTACTGAGATATAGCTATTCGCATCCGACAGTCCCGTTCCGTCCTCAACTACCAGTGGTGCCATTTATTCCACCTGCGCGTCGGCGATTTCTGTTTTAAGCCGCTCTACACCCCATCGCTGAAGTGTAGACTTCGGCCCGATTCCGAGCTCGTAAGCCTTCTCTACAAGAGCACCCTTGCTGAGCTCCTCATTTTCACTGGCAGAGCTTTCCTCCTGTTTAGGGGGAGATTTATGCTCTGCCTGGGCCTCAAGTTCGGCCCGGCGGGCCTGTTCCCGCCGGTACCGATTAAACGATGCCAATCCCATTTACAGCTCCTTAGCCGTTGGTCACGAGCTTCACGAGCCGAATGTTCTTCGGTTCATACACTCGGTCCCAGTTGGCGGCGTCTGCGAGCTCAGAGTTGCTGGGAGAGCTACCGGACACAGAGCTATCGGTGAACTTGATACCACGAGGGTGCAGGATAAAGTGCCGCCGGTTGATCAGCACGTCATCGCCCGCCAGGGAGTCACGGTCAGTTTCGGTCGGCACAGGAGCGTTCCCTTCACCAAGTGCAACGGCGCCACGACCGAAGAGATACGTGGTGTACTTGTAACCACTGGTGCCTCCGGCAACCTTCGGGAGGTTGTCATTGACGATGACGGTCTTGTCGAGGTATACGCCGAAGCCAACGTCCTGCTCGAACTCGGGCTCGAAGGTGATCAGCCCCTGCTTCTGCAGCCGGGTGTAGACAGTGGAGTGCATTGCGAGGCCGGTGATGTCCATCATCGCATCCCCGAGCAGTGCCCAGGAGTCAATGACTGCTTCTGCACCGATTAGGTTGTCATCGGCGGCATTGTTGCCGTCCTCGATCGCGATGTCGTTGACCAGGTCTTCGCCGTCATTCGCTACGTTGTCTGCGAATACACCCTGGAGGCTTTGGATGAGAATTGCCTGCCACTGCCGGGCCCAGTAGTCTGCCACGAGGTCACCGACACGCCGCATAGGATCGTCACCCGAGAGTGCCCGGGCGAGGTCATTGGCACTCCAGGCTTTTCCGCGCATGAGCAGTGCGGCCACGTCCTGGCCTGCAGTAAGCTTTGCCGGAGTGAGGGCAGCGCTGTCCGAAAGGACCTCGGAGTCGCCGGTCAGATCCTTCCAGAAAGGAAGGTTGATAAGGCGACCACCGGAACGTGCGAGCTCATCCAGAGATTCGTCGCGCTCGATGATCCCAGAGCGGTAAAAACCGCTTTTTTCCGCGGTGCGCTTAATTATGTACGGGTTGAACACTTCAGGTACTATTACGTCAGCAATTTGAGTCTTAGCCATAATTCATTACTCCTTTGCGCCCGCCTCAGCTTTCATTTGCTTTGCGAGCTCAGGGTCTTCTTTTAACAGCCGACCCTGTTCAGTTAGATTGAAATGGTCTTTCGACCACGGGTTCTTTCCGGAGCCGGCTCCACCGGCGTTTCCGGATCCGCCCCCATTATTCTGGGGCGCCTTAATGATCTTCTTCATACGAGGAGAGTCTTTATGCTCCTTCATGAACTCATCGAGCTCTTTTTCTCCGATCACTACCTTGCCGTCGTCAGTCAGATCGACCTGGTTGCGTAGCAGAAGCAGGTCCCGTTCGTCGGGGATTGCGCTGCTGTCGACGTTTAGCTCTGAGAGCTTGTCGGTGATGGCCTTGGAGATCTTGTCCTGTTTGATCTGCCCCTGAAGCTCGGAGTGCTTTGTCTCAAAGTCTTGTTTGGCTTTCTCAGTCTTCTCCAGCTTCTTTGCAGTCTGATCGAGCTGACCCTTAAGGTCCTCGATCTCCGACTTGAGATTGTCGTTTTCCCTGCGCAGCTTCGCCGCTTCCTCGGCGCTCATGGAGCCCTGGGAGTTTCGGATCTTCTCCTTGGCCTCATCACGTTCGGAAATGATCTTGTCGATCTCTCCGAATAGATTGTCAAAGAGCTCTTTTGTCTCCTTGGGTACTTCCGCCCCCTCGAGACCTTCGTTCACCTGTTTGAGCATCTGTTTTACGCTCGGCATTTTTTCTCTCTCCTCTTCCGGCGCTTCCGTCCGGTCTGATTTCCCCGGCACTTCCGTCCGGGCGGGCTCTTCCGTCCCTGCGCCTACCGGCGCATATTGATCGCTCTCGCCTGACGGCGAGCTTTTCGCTTGCTCTTGTGGCCGCCACCGTCTACCGGGGTGCCCTTTCGGTTGCGTACCACCCGGCCAGTCGGCTCGACCACGCGGTATCTACTCCGCTTCTTCTTCACTCGTGCCGGCAACGCCGACCTCCTCGAAATACTCCGGGTTCGCGAGGATAGTCTCCTCGGGAACTTTGAGGGTGGCGGTATAGTCAGATCCAACACCAATTATGCAGTCGTACCAGCTCCCGAAATACTGCGTTTTCGCCACTGGACTTACCTGGAGCATTTCTGCCTTCAGCAACTCACAGAACTTCTCAGTCACCCTATACTTCGGGCGCTTATCCTCATGGTCTCCCATCTTTCGTAAGGTATCCTTTTCGATTACACTCATGCCGCTTCCTTCCTCTTGAGCTCCTCGAGGGTGAGAACCCGGCCGTCCTGAACAAAACGGTCGATGCTCTCGCCTTCTTTGAACATCTGATAGCGCTTTTTCCCGAGCACGTCCTTCTGAACGCTCGCCGGCTGTTTTTTCAACCATCCGCCGTAGGTCGTTTTTTCAGCCACCTGTCCGTTCATGCTCGCCCGGGTGCCCTCGGGTGCCTCGTCGAGATCGATTCCGAGCTCTCTCCAGGATCGCACCACAGGGACCGTCGTCGACCGGCAGCCCCAGTGCTGCGGAGGGCGCGGGCCCTCGCCAATTTTGTAGACGTTACCGTCCAGGTTCGCGCAGATCAGCGTGGTCCGGTTGTCGAGGGTCGCCACGTACTGAACGCCCTTCACCAGATCGTTGTTTCCGCGGTAGAGCTCCTCCCGGGCGACACTGGCGGTGTTGTTGATCGCTGTTCGCACCAGTGCGGCCGCTTCCTTGCGGGTAGACTCGATGATCCCGTCTGCATAGTTCTGAGAGCGTCTGCCACGAACTCGCCGGACGATCTGGTCGATGCTATCGCCCTCGGCCCATCCCTGACGCAGGGCGCCCTGGATAAGCTCGAGGCGCCGCTGCTCATAGCGCTGAATATGCTGCTTGAACAACTTCCCCTCGAACGGCCGGGCCATTACTGCGGCGAAGATTTGATCAGGCGCCGGCTGGGTGATATTCCAGCGAACCGGAATCGCCTGCTGGATCCGCTTTGCCTGGAAGCCAGCCTCGTATTCTCCGAATTTTTCTACCTTCTCACGCAGGCCGATCTTGAGCTCCGCCACCGCCTCTGCATTGATCTGGCGTATGTCCTGCAAGAGCCGCTCGAGGCGGGCCTTCGTGAAAGTCTCCTCTCCAGCGCGTGAGGAAATGCGGTCCACCAGGTTCTTGTCCACCTTTTCCATGAGCTCGATGATATCCTTGAGGACCCGGGTCTTATACCGCTCGAGGTAGACTGAGTGGCTGATACCCTGTTCCTGAAGGCGCTCATTCACCGTCGCCACTTGCGCCACCTCCCATCATGGAAAAACTCGGGGGGTTCATACTGATTTCGTCTTGGATCTCCTCCTCAGTGCGGCTGTCGCGCACGAGCTCACCCTGTTTCAGTGCGTGGAGAAAGTCGCTATAGGCAATGCCCCCGGACTGCCAGGCCTTCATAAGAGCCTGGAGCGTCTGCGCATCCATCGCCGTCGGCATGAAGTCGCTGTTGAGCTCTACCGACACCTCCCCGGAGGCCCCCTGCCAATCCCGTAGCAATTCAAGTACGCGAGTGAGGGACTTTGAGACCGCCCGGGCGACACTCGCAAGCGTGGCGCTCTCGCCGGCGCGGTGGATCTGCGCCGTCTCCGCCGCCTCAGCCATGCGTTTGTCCTGGGCGAGGATCCGGGCACCGAGAACCGCCATCATCTCCTCTTTCTGCTTGGCCGCATTCTCGAGGGCCTCGAGCCCTCCGCCGGTGAACTCGAGAAACTTCGCATCGGACTCCTGATCCATGTGGATCCCGGTTTCCCTGCCCAACTGCACCTCGGCCACCTCATCGCCATCATCCGAGATAAAGCTGCCGATAAACACAGGGGTCGGGGATCCACACCAGTGCCGCCCGTTCTCAAGGTCTGCCATAGATCGATAGTGAGAGAGGTTTACCGACACCAGATCCTCGATTGGCGATTTTTGAACCTCGGTTGACCCTTCGCGTGGGCCTAAGAACTCGAAGGGGATCTCAGTGAGACGCCGGCCTTGCATGGTCGGCCAGATATCTCCGCCACTTACCCAGTTGCCGCCGTCGTCCTTCCGAAATACGCGCTGCCGGTACCCATCCTCTGTGAGATCAAGCACACGGTACTGCTCGCCGGGCTCTCTCTTAAACTCATCATCTCCCTGCACGAGATACGTCTCTTTGAGCACCACCATCGTCAGAGTAGTGCGATTGCCAACCCGGCCGGTCTCCCAGTTGGTGATCTGCTCGGCATCGTAGTAGGTGGCATAGGGACGGTCGCCGCGCTGCTCAATCTCTGCGATATAGAGTTCTCGGTTCTCTTCTTCGACTGCCGGGTAGTCAACCAGGATTCCACCACGCGCTACGGTAATAACTTCCTCGACCGCCTTCTCGGCGAGTTCGCGAAAGCTCAGCCCGGAGAGGGTCACATCATCGAGCAGGTCCTCGATTGGTCGCGCCTCAATAGACGGATCCTTGCGGAAAACGAGACCGGTGAGCCCGTCGACGGTGCGGCCGGTTGCGTTATAGTACAACGCTCGCTGGCGATAGGCGTTGTATTCTCTGTCGGTCATTGCCGTCGACAATCGCGGCAAGTACGCCTCAGCGGCAGCCTTTACCGCGTCTTCTCCAGCTGCGGCGTCTCGAAACCGTTTCCACTTCTTTGTGTTCGCCGCGTACTTACTGTGAACAGTGTTGACTGGCATTATCCCATCCTCACTTTCACTCGGCGTGCGATCCGCTTCGCCGCGGTCAGCCGGTAGCCGGCTTCATCGTAGGCATGATCTTCAGCCTCGGTATCCACATCTTCCGGGTCCCGCTCGCTGCGGGGGAGGACCGGGACGGTGCGGATGAACCCATCGGTGCAGGTTGAGAAGATATACAGCCCGGGCTCCTCCGGTCGCTCCGCCAACGCAGCTCGCAGCCGTCTCCGGAGCGTCTGCAGGCGAGCTCGGCGGGAGCCGGGCGATTTGTCAGCAGTGGTGAAGATGTCCTGAGCTCCTTTGCGCCCCCAGAAGCCGGCGTTGATTCCGGAGGCGATCGAATCCTTACCGGGGTCCGCATTGAAAATCGAGCTGTCGGCCGGTCCCGTGTGGATACGACTGATACCGTGATAGGCTTTGAGCGCCTCTTCCCGCTCGCGAATCCCGCGGCCAATCTCATCGTCAGTCAGGCCAAGGCCCTCATTCGGGTTGCCATTCCATCCGTACCACTCGGCGATACGGACCAGCGTTCCCCGGGGGAAGTAACGTTCGCCGCCTCCCGGGAGTAGTGCAGGGCTGCCGTCGCTCTCAGCCCACCAGCCCACGGAGAAGGGCCGAGTGGATCCCCAGTCAAAGGATCTGTCGACATGCCAGCTCGAGGGTATCTGGAAGGGCTCGATAACATGCACATCGCGATTCCACACGTCGTCTACCGCGCCGCCGGCGACGATATCCCAGTCACCCGAGAGCATCGCCCGGACAAGCGCCGGGTCGTGAAGTCCGTGGAGACGATCGGCATAGTCCGGATCCGTCTCGGTCATCGTTGGGTTGTCGGTGAGGAAGGCGGGGATGAATTGCCGATGCATACCCCCATCTTCTCGAGGTGCTTTTATTATCTCGTAGGGTGGGGCAAAATCGACGAACGAACTTTTTACCCAGTTGTGTCCAATACCGCCAGGGTTTGAGCTGGAGAGTATCTTTGGGAATAACCCCTGGTATTTCTCAGGCACCTTGAACCCACCGAGACGTACTCTGGACCGAAGGAAGCGATACATCTCAGCCGGCCACTGTGTAAGCTCGTCTATGAGCAGCAAGTGTATTTCCGCCCCCTGGTAGTTATAAACATCTTTGGCGTGTTGAGCGTGACGAAGGTGGATCGTTGAGCCGTTGGAAAAGAGGATGTTGTTGTCACCGTAGTTTATCCGTGCAACACGAGCCTCAGTCCACGGGGCAAGGAGTGCCGGGAAGCCAGTGGGCCCGGTCATGTGGTTGTCGTAGAGATCAGTGTATTTTCTTCGGAATAGGTACGTTTGGAGCCCCGGGATCTCCACGCTCCACGCGATCGAAGCGATACGCTGAAAGTGGCTTTTCCCGGGGCCGGCGGCTCCACCGAAAAGGATCTCGGTTGCTTCACTGTCGAAAGCAAGACCTTGCTTATAGTGTAGCTGACCAAGATCAAGACTCCCCATCGCCGCCCCTTTGGATAGAGAGTTTGAGTTCGTTTCCCTCTTGGCCGCCAAGATTGACGTTGACCGTTTGCTTATAGATTCCCTCGAGCTCGGCAAGATAACGCTTCTGCTCTCGGAGCTCAGTGTAGAGCTTTCCGATTGCCTGGGTGAGCCCAACCATCGGGGAGTCTTTCGGACCGAGGGGCGGAGCTTGATCGATTCGGCGCTCGGTGTGTTTGATCTGCCGCTCAACCCTTCGGATATCATCTCGCAGATCTGCGATTCTATCTTCAAGCTCTTTGGCGAGCTCTCTGTTGCCGATGCGCTGCTTACGGCACCAATTAAGACCACGCTCAACAGTACGCTCGCCCATATCGTAATGCTCGGCGATCTGCGGAATCGTCCAGCCGTCTTTGTGGAGGAAATAAAACTCAATGTATCTCTGTCTGGTCGTCGAAAGCACACTCTGTCTCTCCGCCCTCACGCGTGGCGTTCTGGCCGATTCTCGCCGAGAAGCACAAAAAAAGCCCGAGAAATCTACTAAGCAAAGACACCTCTCGCGTCTTTCGCTCAGCAGATCTTCGGGCTCCGTGTCTCGGTCACCTTTAGATCGCTGAAAATTATCTTTTCAACGTTATGTCAGTTTAAAATCTACTGCAGGTGTATTGTTTTGTCAACAGTTTCCTCCTTTTTGCCTTCACTTTTCCGAGAAATGCGCACCCTTTTCTGGGTTACCACATCGATTTTCTGCTCTTGCTCGTTCACCTCGATGATGATCTTCCCGAACGCGATGCCACGACATTCCTCTCGGATCGTCTCAAGATGTTCGTTGGTCAGTTCCATCTCCCCTCCCAAAGATTATTTTCAAAATTCCTCCTCTTGGTGTGCATACCGCTTTTCGTAAACCATCTTCCTGAACAGGTTCTGCAGGCCACCGGCTTTTTCAATCATCCGATTTGCCTCCTGCTGCTCTTCCTTGGTCGGCATTTCATCTACAGGCGGTTTATACGCCGGCGGTCCATTGTGCACATCGGAGCCTTTCCCGTCGTACCGTGCTTGATTGATTGCCTTTTCGATATCACTGATCCCCGGAGGTCCGAACCGTGCCGGATGGTAGTAGGTCACATAACGGAATAGCTGCTCGAGCTTGTCCGGGTTGATATCGCGCTTCAAGTAGGCAAGCACATAGCTGGGAACCTTTGACGCAACTATGTTCCCGTTCTGGTCCTGCCGGTTTGGATACGGGCCATAGTAGTCTTGCAGTCGGCTCATAAAGTCCTGGTATGTCAAAACTCCACCTCCTCGAGCTCATCGGCGTTCACTGGCGCTGCGGCGGGTTTTCCTCCACCGCGGGTATTCTGATCCTTCAGGTAGCTGTGAATATAGTGGAGCGGCGCCTTCGGCGGCTCGCGGTTCTTTGCCACCTTCCGCAGCTCTTTGCTCACACGGCCTGGATAGTGCTTCTTCACCAGCTCCTTCGCCAGATCAATCTCCTCGCCATTCATAAAGCGCCCGTAGGCCGAGAACAGCGCTGGCGCCGG